CCATTTAATATCTTGTACTGTTTGTGATGCAAAATCCATACCTACATCTGCACTAAAAAATCTTTGTTGTGATGTGTTGTTTGTTTTACGACCATTTTTCTTTTCAAAATCTGCCCAATGTGAAACTATAGATAAACCTACTATGCTTTCTTTATCAGTTTCTTGTATATCAAAACTTTCTATCTTTCCTTTATAAAGCATCATTGGGTCAGCAATCAAAGCATTAGAATCGTCTAAAAAACCTCTAAATATTGTTACACTATCATTGACTACATTTTCATTTAATACTGTTGAGATAAATGTTTGATCTGCACCAGATAAATTCAAACTTACTGTAGATTTTGTAACATCTGTTTCTTCACTATGATTAGATATGCCTAGTATAAAATCACTTGAAGAATAAGCAACTGATGAGCCTGATACTGATGATGTAAGTGGAAAAGAGCAATCTGTTATATTAACAGGAGTGCTGAACCCAATAGTGATAAGATGAACAGGCCGAATATCATTTGTTGCTAGTTCGTTCTTTACTGCTGTTGTCAGGCTTCTCGTCATATAATTCGTAGTTAGTTTGGGTTACACTTTCTGTACCTTTTAACATAGTATAATTAAATTTGCTATTAGGTTTCTTATATTCTTTTAAATCGTTGATTGATGTATCTATCTCATCTTCATTAACAATTACTTCAGCAATAAAATCAGCAGTAATTTTGTGTGTAATTTTATATTTTTTCACTATAGAGATTCTTCTACATCAAATTCAAATTGATACAATAATGCACCATCTTTAGCTGTACCTACTGCACCAAACTCTTGAATATCATTTGTTAAATGTACTGTAAATGCAACATTATCATATGTTACTGCTGAATTATCTGCAAGTGCTGTTGTTAAAGGTGGTTCAATAGTAATTGTTGATGCGTTACTTGATGCCTGAACATCTGCTACAATCATATATACTTTGTCATGTGATGCAAACTTAATAAAATCTCCAGCTTTGAAAGCATTTGGATTATCATTTGCATGAGCATCAACTGCAATCGTTGTATCTCCAACTGCGTGAACACCATTTACTAAAACTGACCCTGTTTCGTTTCCTCTTGCATTTTTTATTTCTGGTGGAGATATTGTAAAGTTTTCTTTGCCTGATCTTTGTTTTATAATGAAAGCCATCAACTCTCCATAAACATCTGTTCTAGTTCCTGTAATAATACGAACTGTAAAACCAAATCTTTGACCATCTATTTGTCTAGCAAGTTTCTTACCAGATTGAGATTTAGATATAATTGTATTTTGAATAGACTTGATGCCCATTGTTTCAAATTTAGAATTAGATATTGGAAAAGCACCTGACATTAGATTAAGTTTTTACTCCCTCTTTCATTAACTGCTGAATTAATTATTGCTGTTATAGTTCCTCTGTTTCTAACTAATAGTTCATCAAAACCAGAAGCATCTAAAGTGTTTATATTAAAATTAACTGTAGTTTGTCCACCATTTGTTCCTCTAGCGGCTTGTGTAATTTGGCCTGATGAGTTTGGTATAAACATTTCTGCACCTTGTTCTCCAACGATTACAGGCTGGCCTTTAGATACTGCACCACCTTTTGCAAAGAATGGAAATCCACCACCACTACCACCACCTAATGCGTTGAAGAATATTGCTCTTTTTCGTTCTGTGTTTTGAGATTTTAATGTGTTCAATATATTAGCTTCAGTTTTTTCTTCTTCTTTTTTTAATATTTTTTTTATTCCCATTAAAGCAATTTCTTCTATTAAATGAGAAATTATTTTAACTAAAAGTGATTGTGCCATTTTTCTAAATGATTCTTCTAAACTTTTACCCAACACAATAGCTTCTGCGATAGCATCTGACATTTTTTTTATTCCACCCACAAAACCTTTAGCAATTATATCTTTAATACTTTCAGCTTTCTTTTTTAATTCTTCTAATCGTGTGTTAGTTAAATCTCTTACCTTTTCAACTGTTTCAGCTACAGCTTTTTTAAATTTTTGCATATTAGTCATAGCTTCAAATATTGGTGGTAATGATTCAATAAATATTTCTTTCATTTTTCCAGCTTCTTCGTTGGCTTCAACTTCTTTTCCTGTTAATTCTGCAATAAGATCAATAATGTTTTGAATTTGTGTAGCAACTACTGCACCAGCACCTATTAATAAGTTTTTCTTTGTTGCTTTATTAAAAGCTAACATAGCAAGAGTTGAACCTTTAATAGCAAGTGCTAAATTAGTAAAAAAGACAATAAGTTTAAAAGCAATTAATACTTTAATAGTTTCTATTATTAACTTAAAATTATCTTTTAAAAAACCTATTGCACTTGCTGTTCCTCTTACTGCACTTGCCAAACCTTGACCTATTGTTGTTGCAAACTCATTAAAAGTTTTTTCATTTTCTTTAACAAATTTATCTAATGCTTGAAATTGTATTTTTAGTTCTTCAAAAAAACCAGCATCTAATATTTTTCTTTTTAAATTAAAGAATGAATCTCCTATCATAGATAAAGTTCCCTCAAATGTTTTTGCTAATTCATCAGTAGCATTTCCAAATCGACCACCTTTACCAAATACTCTTTTAAATGCTTTTGCTGTTTCTTCTACTGATACTGTTGCACCAGCTTTAAAACCAAGCATGTCTCTAACACCTTTTTCTCTAAAAATATCAGCAGAAGCTATACCAGCACTCATTGATCTTTGTATTTGTTCTGCTGTTGTTCTAAAATCTAATCCTGTAACAGCCGCAACATTTCCTGTGATTTCCATAAGGTGTGCGAGTTCTTTAGCATCTTTAGAAACTACTGATAATACTCCTGAACCTGATTGTATTTCTTCTAGTGAAAAAGGAACTTTAGATGCAAATTTTGACATTTCATCAAATGCTTTTGCACCCTCTTGAGCAGAACCAAATAAAAATTTTAATCTAACTTGTAATCCCTCAATTTGTTTTCCTGTATTAACTAATGATCTAACTGCAAGTCCAGCACCAAGACTAATAAACGCATTTTGCAAATTAAATACAGCACTTTTAACTTTAGATAAATTGCTCTGAACACCATTTAAGGCTTGTTTTGATTTGTCTTTTGCTACAATATCTATATTGAGTTTTTGATTTGCCATTATTTAAACTTTCTTGCTTCTGCTAGTGATCTTTCTGTTTTATACTGATCTTGTTCTTTTTTCAAGTAGGCTAACCAAAGATTATAATGGCTAACAGGCATATCAAGAACTTCTTGGATTGTAATGTGTAGTCTGTCTGCAATAACTAAAAGCGACCTTATGTTAGGGTCGCTATCTACTTTTTTTCGGCTTCCTCGTAATTAGCATCTAAAAGAATTTTATTAGCAATATCTGAAATAACATTTGAATCTGCTTTTTTTCGTAAAGCAAATTTATCTTCAGGACTAAATGCTTTAACCATTTCTCCTTTGTCATTTTTGACTTGGAGTTTCATTATAAGCAAATCAACAAGAATAGTTAAGTCTTGAAAGTTGTTAGACTTTTTGAAAATTATATTTTTTTCTTCAAGGGTTAATGGCTCAGAATAAAAGACACTAGGATTCCCATGCTCGTCTTTCCACTCCTCAACTTCAATAGTGATAGTTTTAAGAGTTTCAAAATGAGATTTGACTCTATCAATAACTGACATAAATTAGGATTATACAGTTCCTATTGTTAATGCCCCTGTACCTTGAAAAGTAACAGTTCTAG